AACGTAATTTAATATCAAATACATCTTGATACGTTGGGTCACTGACCAGGTCCCTTACACCACGACCAAAGTCAGAAGCAAGTTGGTCACTGTGAGATACCGATAAGATTTCATGATTGGGGTGTCGGCCTAGATACCAGGCTGGAAATAATTTAGAACACACAAGAGACTTTGATGAACGAGGTGGTAAGAACACCATCAGACGTTTGATGTCACCATTTTCAACCTTTTGTAGTTTCTCACTAATAACTTCAATATGTCGACCCATTTTAAAGTCAGCCACTAGCTTTGGTGCAAAGCCTTTTACAAAGCTGAGAAAGTCTTGACGTATATTCTCGTAAGCATAATGCCTGAGTTGGTCAAGTTGTTCGTCACTTATTTCCTGATGTTCCATCTTTATCGGCTACTTTTTTACCACTAACTCCACCATCAATCAACTTAAATCCAGCAAGGTCAGCTAATTTTTTTATGTCAGCCTTTTTGTCTCCTGATTCAAACCCGGTTGTTTTTACTGTTTGCTCTACTTTTGATAGGTCAACAAACATACCAAGATGCTTAGCTATATTCTCCATAGCTCTGTTTGCATTTGTAAAGTCTCCGTCGTTTATAGAATTAGAATAGACCTCTCCTATTTTCTCAAGGACTTTTTCTTTTGTCCACGATATTTTACGGATGGCCTCCTTTTGATACTCATCAATCCTTGCCTGAATCTTCTCGTTCTTAAAAAGTTGACGAGCACGGATTCGTGTGTTGGGATCATCTTTGGCTTCTTTGAATCCAGCTTTCTTATATGAAGCTAGTTCATCACCAGTGGCTGCATACTCCATACAAAACTTTTCCTGCATGGGTGTTAGCCCTCGTGGTAGTCGTGTTCTTTTTTCATTTACATCTTTTGATGGTCTTTCTAACATTATATCTATCCTCCTATCAAACTCATCAGGGTTTAGTCTTCGTAATCGTAGTAATCTTCTTCGTTCAATCTCTGATCGTAGTTCTCCCATCTTACCGGCTGACTTGTTTTTGTAATCAGCACTCTCAATACGAATCATTTCAACAATCTGTTCTTCTGATAGCTTACCATACAGAATGTGTGGAGTTAAAATATCTTTTATCTTTTTCTTACGTTCTTTTAAAACATCCATATAACCCTCGTGCTTCTTAAATTAGAGAGGGGCTATCGACCCCTCCCTATTTACACTGGGATCACTTAGCCGTAGGAGACAATTAACATTTACAAGGCCTTATTCCTTATAACTTTAGACGTATAAGGTAGATTCTACCAGTATATCTAATATACTTTGTTTGTTGACAGTTGGCAAGTCATTGTTTATTATCACAAATATGCAAACAGAAGAGTTTTTATACACACCTATGGTCTTATTAGACAACCGATTGATGGAATATCAGTTTTGTATGCAGAATATTCTCCATCCAAAGGGACATTATGTAGAATTTGGGGTGTATGAGGGTAAATCTATAAATTATTTAGCTAGTCTTAACAAAAATATTACGTTTCATGGCTTTGATAGCTTTGAAGGACTACCTGAACAGTGGTTTATGGGGCACAAAGTTATAGAGAAGGGACATTTTGCTGTGTCAGAGCTACCAAAAGTGGTACCAAACGTAGTTTTACACGAAGGTTGGTTTGAAGATACCATACCTGTGTGGAAAAAAGACCACAAACGACATATATCGTTTATAAATATTGACTGTGATCTGTATAAATCTACAAAAACTGTGCTTGAACTTCTCAATAATCAAATTGTAGAAAACACATTAATACGATTTGATGATTTGTTACCCTCACCTATATCTCCCTATCCTAAATGGGAAGAAGGAGAATGGAAAGCTTTAGTTGAATGGTGTAAAAACTACAATCGTGAGGTTGTTCCGTTAGCCCGTTCATGGAAACAGGGATGTATTATGAAGGTGGTTAAGTAATGGCTGAAAGAATTATGGATCCCAACAATATTAGAGCTGATCATTTAGAACGATATAACTTTGCTGTAAAAAAAATAAAAAAGATTGTGCCAAATCCTCATGATATTTTAGATATTGGCTGTGGTATTGGTTATGGATCATTCATTATGCACAACATGTTAAACTGTGGGATTGATTGTATTGATAAATCACCCGTAGCTCATGGAGTATATCTTGAAACTTTTGCAGACAAAGCTCCACGAGTTAATTATATCGTTGAAGATTTTACAAAATTAGAGGCAGATAGATTACCAGCCTCCTATGATGCTGTTGTGTCCTTTGAATTTATTGAACACATACCACCAGATTTAGCTCAAAGTGTTTTTGATTTAGCCGGAGAGAAAACAGAGTTGTTTATATGTTCATCACCTAATGAACGGGTAAGACCTCATCAGTTACCTCCGGTGAATGAATTCCATTATAAACACTACACACCAGAAGAGTTTGAGGCTATGGGTAAACAAGCCGGTTTTGATGATGTGGATTTCTACTGTCAGACTAGTGGTAAGCACTACGAGGTACGACCCGGATTAGAGGGTGGTAAATTTATGATTGCTGTGTTTTCTAAACAGGGGTATGGGTACCCTAAAAATAAAACAAAGGGGGGTGTTTTGGAAAACCAGGAAACTATGATGTCATAATTTTGACATTTATTTTGATAAAGGTTTGTCAAATAATTGACATATAGTAATTCTGTTTTGTTTGCTAATTTTGTGGGGGGTGCATATATATATACAGCAAAGCACGGCATATTTTTTTTGTCCCTCTTGAGATATAGCCATTATAATTCTACATTTTTTTTGTGTACATTATATTATATTACATTTTTTAATTGTAGTTAATCCTGGTTCTACATCTTTTTTGTGTACAATTACAATTTAGAATAATTCTAATTTGCATTATCATATTTAGATTTATACATTATAATTATATATAATCTATACATTATAATTATATAGTTTTTATATGTTTCAATGATTTATCTAAAATTAAATATAAAAAATAATTTTTTTTTACTTGAATTTAAATTTTTTTAGTTTAATATGTATAATTAAGATAAGCCGTTTTAATAAAAATTACATTAAAACAATTATTTAAATTTAAAAAGAGAGTGAGAAAATGTTAAAACCAACAATAAAATATGATTTATCAAATTTAGAAAACATTTTATTTGATAGTTATAAATTTACTGCTAAAGAATTAGCAAACCATTATATTGATTTAATCTATTCTAATGATAAACATATAAAAGCTTTTAATGAATTTCCTAAAAGTTTATTATCAATTGAAAAAGATAGTAAAACAAGTAAATCAACAAATATTGAAAGTAAACTTACTGCTATCCAATATTTATATCCTACTAAACAATCGTGCAATTATGCAAAAATTGCAAATTGTTCTAAGGGATGTTTAAAAGATTCTGGAAATTCTTTAATTTTTCAAAATGTTAATTTGTATAGATTAAGAAAAGCATTGTTTAAAATGCAGTATACTAATCAATATATAGATTTATTAAAAAAAGATACTGATAAATTTTTAATAAGATGTAATAAAAGAAAATTAGAACCCTGTATAAGATTAAATGGTATTACTGATTATGATTATGAAAATGATTTTTTAATTTTTGATGAAATAATAAAACCATATACGGATAAACATAATGTAAAATTTTATGATTATACAAAAAATGCCAATAGAAACACGCAAGGATATATTGATTTAACTTTTTCTTATAGTAATGAAAAGAGATATCAAAAATATGTTGATATGGCATTAAATAAAGGAATGAGAATTGCAGTTGTGTTTAAAGATAAAGAAACATTAGCATATTATCAAAAGCATGGTTTTTTAAATAGAAAAGTAATTAACGGAGATAAACACGATTTAACTTTTATACACGATAATAATGTTATATTAGGTTTAATTGCTAAAGGAAATTTAAGAAAAGATAATGATAATAATTTTATTGTTACTAAACCATAAAAAGAAAAGGAAAGTAAAACAATGAATAAAAAATTAATGTATCTAAATTTAGATAATCAATTATTAAATCCAAATAGTTTTAAAAGATTAAATAAAAATAAAAATTTATCTAAATCACAATTAAAACTTTTGAGATTAGAAAGAATATTTATAAAGCAAT